ACTTCTACAGCACGTGATCAAGATACCTGGTATTATACTTCTATAGTCAATACACATGGAAATATTAATAATTCATTATTACCTTTTTTGCAAGACCAAAAGACAGAAGAAACAACTAACCCTGCTAGTCCTATTACTAAAACAGGTACAGGCAAGAAACCAGAACAAATAAGTTTTACGGAAAGAGATATTGTTTCTATACAACCATTTCAGGGAGATACATTGTATGCTGATCGATTTGGTAGTTTATTACGATTTTCATCTACACATATAGATGGTTTGAGTCAATATCAAAATGATCCTTTTTGGAGAGGTGAAGAAGCAGGCGACCCATTTGTATCTCTCACATGTGGTATATTAGGATCTGTTACTGGTAAAAGTAGTGAGAAATATTATACTATAGAAAGTCCAAAAAATGATTCATCATTTATATATCTTACATCGACACAATATTTTGATACACTTAAATTCTCTCAAAGAAAGGTAGGCAAATCGGTAAAATCATTAAATGATTATAAATCAGGTCAAGTGATAATAGGTTCTGATAGATTAGTGTTTGATGCGCGCAAAGATGAGGTACTGTTGATATCTAAAAAAGATGTTAAGATTGCTACTCCATCTTGGCAAACTGATATGGACGAGTTTTTTACTCAAATGTTAAAGTTAATTGAAGAAGTTATTAAGCAAAATAAAAATTTAGAAATGGCACATGTTGAAATTGCAGCATTAGGAATTAATTCTGCGACATCGATACATCCGACAGGAGTTGGGCCATCCGGGCCTCCTTTGAATACGGCGGCATTTGCAGCAACTAATGCAGCAGCAATAACTAATGCAGTAACTACATTGTCGATAAGATCTCGTATTGAAGGAATCAAAAGTATAATCGAAAAAATGAAACAGTAATGCCATTAGGACCTAAGCGTACACAATTAGAAGCAGATTTAGCATCATTATTAGGATCTCCAGAAGCACCTATGTCCGGAAAGGGGTTAGCTAAAGCTTTATCTGAGTTTTCAAAAGGCATCCTTCCGCCAACGATCGGAATAATAACAGGAATACCTATAGCAACAGCAGTATACGATAGCGCACCAGCAATGGATAAAACAAAAGGAATAGAAGATGCAATAAATGCCTTTGCCGACGCAAATGCACAAGGCATGGCAGTGTTTTTGTTTACAGGTACTGCACCGCCGCCTATTACAGGCATTAAGCAACTATTTGAAATTATAACAAAGAACAAAGGTACGGTAAGTGATATGGCCAAAGCATTATCATATGCAATCTTAGCTAATTATACATTAGGTCGTTCTGTATTTAATCCGTTAAGTATTCCTATACCAACATGGAACATACCTATACTGCCATTGGCAATACGTAAAGAATTAGATCAAAATGATATTAATGATAAATTATCAAAGGCTCAAGCACAAGCACGTGATCTCGAAGATACAAATCTTAACGGAAGATTAGAGACAGATGAATTCTTCAGACAGATGACTGAAGGCTAGATATTAAGCCGGCCATTTCACCGGTTTAGACATATTTATTAAAAAGGGAATTACTATGAAAACACAAGGATTCGTAAAGTTATTACGTAAGGTAATTAGGGAAGAGGTTCGTAACGTTATTGTTAAAGAACTAAAACCTATATTAAATGAAGTGAATATCAAGAAACATGATATTAATCTTCAGGAGGTATTAGATACTCCTAAGAAACCTAAACAACCGGTTATGAAAAAACAGTATACAAAAAATGCGGCGTTGAATGATATATTAAATGAAACGGCATCAACTCCACCAGAAGAATGGAATTCAATGAATTTTAGATCTGATATGGCAGAAGCATTTGGTATGCAAAGTTCTAATACTCCATTAGCAACAAAAGGAATTAATGGAGAAAGAATTGATATGAATAATGAAGCAGTTGCAACTACAGTAAATGCAATGACAAAAGATTATTCGGCATTAATGAAAGCAATTGATAAGAAAAAGGGAATGTAATAAATGGCTCGTCCAATATACCAATATAAACCGAAAGAAAATGGCGATACTGCGTTAGGTATATTATTACCTCTTAATAAAGATGCAAAGGGCAAGTCAGTTGCAGACTCATATAATAGTTCAGCGGCGTCCGGTAAAGGTGTATTTGAATCTTCTTATACAACTGAAGAAGCTGTTATGTCAAATCTTACAAATTTACTTTTGACTACTAAAGGCCAACGTTATATGCAACCAAATTTTGGGACAAATATATCTTCTGTGTTATTTGAAAATAATACGGAGGATGTTAGAGAATTATTGAAAGAGACGATGGAAGATGATATAAAATATTGGTTACCATATGTCAAATTATTAGATGTTGAACTTAAATCGTCACCAGATCGTCATACAGTAAGTTTAAGATTATCATTCAGGATTGATTCGATTGGTGCTAATATTGTTATTAATGTGTTAGCAAATGAAAATTCATTACAAGTTGATTCTGTCGAACGAGGTGAGATATTAGATCAAGTCGGAACATTTGGCGGTAGTACAGCATTTAACACAGGCCTGGGAGGGTCTTATTAAAGAATTAAAGAGATAGGTTAAAGATATGGCAAATTTAATTAAGAAAGATGTAAAATACTTAAATAAAGATTTTGCTCAGTTTAGACAAAATTTAATAAACTTTGCAAAAAATTATTTTCCAGATACATATCAAGATTTTAATGAATCATCGCCGGGTATGATGTTTATGGAAATGTCTTCATATGTAGGAGATGTATTATCATATTATACTGATAATTCTTTCAAAGAATCTTTATTATCGACAGCTGAAGAATCTTCGAATATTTTGATGTTATCACAATTGTTTGGGTATAAACCAAGATTAAATGCTCCAGCAACATGTACATTAGATGTATTTCATTTAGTGCCATCAAAAGGAACCGGAGTAAATGCTTCACCGGATATGGCATATGCACTAACAGTTGCAAGTGGAATGGAAGTATCGACAGAAGATGGTGTTACATTTCATACAGAAGAATCTATAGATTTTTCTCAAGACCCAGAAGTTACGGTATATGAAATCGACGGCGCAGGTAATGTAGCACGATATCTTCTTAAGAAACAAGTTAAAGTTATTTCCGGAACAATTAAGTCATCTACCTTTTCATTTGGAGATCCGAAACCATATGATAAGCTTATATTACCTGATACAAATATTATAGATGTTATAAGTTGTTCCGACAGCGCCGGCAATACATGGTACGAAACAGATTATTTAGCACAAGATACTATATTCGAAGATATTGCTAATATACCATTCAATGATCCGGAATTATCAGAATATCGATCAACAGTGCCTTATATATTAAAATTAAGAAAAACTGCTAGAAGATTTGTATCTAGAGTAAGAGATGATGATAGGATTGAATTATTATTTGGTTCAGGAGTATCTTCTGATGCAGATGAGGAAATAATTCCTAATCCTAAAAATGTTGGACATGGGTTAGAATATCTAAGACGTACTACAACATCAAATATAGACCCAACAAACTTTTTATATACTAGTACATATGGGATAGCGCCTTCTAATACAACGTTAACAATTAGATATTCATATGGAGGTAGTGTAGAAGAAAATGTTGGGATTAGCTCAATAGTAAATGTTACTAGTGTAAGTTATTTGAACGAAACTGGTTTAGTAGATCTTAGTTCAACTAAATCTTCTTTAGCAGTTACTAATAACGAACCTGCAGTAGGGGCTCGAGCAAGACAAGATTTAGATTCTATAAAACAAAATGCAATGGCAGCGTTTGCAGCACAGAATAGAGCAATTACAAGAGAAGATTATATCTCTAGAGTATATTCATTGCCTTCTAGATATGGCACAATCGCAAAGGCATATATATTAGGTGATTCACAAATTAATACTGCAGATAAGACATATCCAGCCGAAACCATATCAAATCCATATGCATTGAATCTATATATATTGGCACAAAATGCTGATGGACATTTTACTGATAGCAATCAAGCTTTACTAGAAAATCTTAGAACATATTTATCACAATATAGAATGTTAACTGATGCACTTAATATTAAGTCAGCATTTATCATCAACTTAGGTATCAATTTTGAAGTTATTCCTAAACCAAATATAAATTCAAATGAAGTTGTTCTAAAATGTATTGCTCGACTAAAAGTATTACTAAGTAATGATAGAATGCAAATCAACGGGCCATTAAATATTTCTTCTATTATTTCAGATTTGGATAGTATAGATGGCGTACAAAGTATTCCAACTTTTGAGTTTGTAAATTTACATTCTTCAAATAAAGGATATTCTGGAAATCAATATGATAT